GATCTCGAAACCAAAGGCGATAAGTCAGATGAATTGACTAAATTAAAAGCAGATTTTGCTCTATTAAAAGCGGAAGCATCTGAATTAAATTTACGTTACAAATCAATGACTGAAGCTGCTCAAAAAGGAGACGCTAATACATTAGCTTCCGAACTTAAAGCAAATATGGCTTCGATTAAAAACATCGCAAAACGTACTGGAGAAGCTAAAGAGGTAGTAATTAAAGCTGAGGTATTAAGATCTTCAATTGATGGAAATACTCAAGCTCAAGACGTACCTGGAATCGGGCAGTTAAGAACTCGTAAATTAACAATGTATGATATGTTCCCTAAGATCCAAGTTGGTCAAAATAATAACGGAACAATCAGATATTGGGATTGGGATGAGGATACTATCGCTCGTGCTGCAGCAATGATCGCGGAGTCTGGTGCTTTTCCTGAATCAACAGCAGCGTTTAAAGAATATACTCTGGACCTTAAAAAAGTTGGAGACACTTTACCGGTATCTGCTGAGTTTTTTGAAGACGAGTCAATGTTCGCAGCTGAGCTCTCTTTGTTCTTACAGACAAACGTAGCCCTTGAGGTTGACGATCAGATCGCAAACGGTGACGGAACAGGTAACAACTTGACCGGCTTATTCACTTCGATTCCTGCATTTAACCCGGCACTTGTAACAGATGTTGCTTACGCTAATTTCTATGACCTTTTAGTAAAATGTAAAGAGCAGATTACTAAAACCGGCGGAGCGAAATATACTCCGGACGCAATCTGGATGAATATTTCAAGTATCAATAAACTGCGCTTGACTAAAGACGTAAACAATAACTATATCATTCCTCCGTTCGTAAGTCGTGATGGAGCTATCGTAGATGGTATGACGGTATTTGAATCGAATATTATCTCTGACGGATATTTCGCGCTTGGTGATTCTCGTTTTGCGAAAATCTATGAGAAAACTGGTATTGAGCTTTCGAGAGGAACTATCAATGATCAGTTTACTCAGGACATGGAAACTCTAAAAGTGCGTAAGCGTTTAGCGTTCTTGATCCGTACAGTAGATCAAACAGGATTTGTGAAGGTAACGAATATTGATACAGCTATCGCAGCGATCAACTTGGCTTCTTAAGACCTCTGTTCATAAACTGCTAAGACCCTGACGCTGGAAACGGCTCAGGGTTTTGGTAGTAAAAAGAGTTACATTTTATGGCAAAACAGGAAAAAGCAAAAGCCCCGGTAATCGAAACAAAGCAGGCTGAACCGCGTGTAAGCGGATCTAAAAACGTTAAATTTCAGAGCAATGGTATCGCTCCGACGTTAAGACAAAAGGGAAAAGTCTATGAAATTCCGGCGGATACCGCTCAGTGTTTAGTTGATAAAGGATACGGGAAAGTAATTAATGGCTAATCTCGTAACAATATCTGACTTTGAGGGATCATTTCAACTTCAAGTTGATACTCGGACCACGGCTAAATTTAACCTAATACGAGACGAATATCAGAATGATTTTATTTATGACCTTTTAGGGGCTGATTTAGGAGCTTTATTTTTGGCTGATCTCGACGCAAATGGAGTGCCTCAGTCAGCTATTTACGAAGCTATTTACGAACCTTTTACAGAGGATACAAATTACGGTCAGGTTGTACGGAGTAAAGGAATAAAAGAGGCGGTTAAGGCAATTGTCTGGTATCATTTCGTTCGTCAGAATAATCATTTAGTAACAACTTCCGGGAATACGGTTAAGAGATCCGAGAACGCAGACGTGAGTACGGATCCTTTTTATTTGGCTCAGAATTATAACAAGGCTATTGAGAGCGGTTACGCGATTCAGTGGTATATTAACGAAAATCTATCGGATTATCCCGAATATAACGGTCAAGAATTAGAGTATTTAATCGGATTATGAGAGGAGCTGAAAATGTAATACCGGTATTTGAGTCACTGGTTTCTCAGATGACTCCGGTAATTACTATCGACTTAATAGAAGCCTCTGGAACAAATTGGAAGCTCTGGTCATGCGATACGTATTGGACCATGAGAGACATGACGATTACTATCGGAGGAGAGGATTTTACTGTCCTATCGGTTTCTCAAGACGAATACGTGATTGTTTCAGGAGACGCTGAGCCGGTAGGAGCTTCATATCAATTATCAGCGCCGACATTCTGTCACGGATCTCATCGAAAAGTGAACGCCGAGATGATGGAAGAAACATCCCCAGGTGATGCGGTTGTTTACTTACCGCTCCCTCGAGTAAGAGAAACTAATGACCCGGAGGAAGAGGTTGTTTATACGGCTTCAGCACGTCCGCTTTTTCTTTACACTTACGATCAGAGACGAGACACGATAGACCTTCAGCAAGACGAAGTAATCGAGCCGTTAAATGCGATGGCTGATTTTTTCTTATGGCTAATCGAATACAATGACGGATTATACAACACTCCAGAGGATATCGAGCGCCGGGAATGGATGAACTTTGGAAACGAAGCCGTCTGGGGAAATGATGAATTGGTATTTAACCGTAATTTATCCGGAGTTGAACTCGGATTTGATTTAGAGGTATTACCTGACGGAGTATGCGCGTGCGAGGATTTAGCACCAATTACATGCGCTCCAGTTCCATTCTACTTAAACGGAGATTTCGAGGAGGATTTAACAAGTGGAGAGGATTTTCAATTAACGGTCGAGGATACTAATGGTGATCCGCAAGGAACTTATGACGCTGGAACTAATACGATTGTTGTACCGGCTGGTGGAGGAGGTGCGACACCTGTGGATGTCACAGTAAATGGTACTTTAGTATTTAACCAAGTAACGACTAACCAATCGCTGAGCGTAGAGAATAGCACAGGAACTCAAAAAGGTTCTTTAAGTGCAGGGGATTGGCTACTTGGTGATGAAACTGTAACCGTTTATTTAGATGGTGTAAGTCAAGGTTCGAGTACTTATCCGGCTATGAGTAACCCAACAATTAACATAATATGGACGTAAATATACCTTCGCAAATAGTAGTACAAACGGCAGCGCAATGGGCAGCTGATGCAACTGTTTATAGTGCCAAACGAATCCTTGTAACAAGTGATGCTTTTTGGGGTTCAACCGATCAGAGAAAATTTAAAATTGCAGACGGTACTCAGACATGGAGTAACTTAGATTATCCTCCTTTTTTAGTTTCAAATCCGACACTGGCACAGGTATTAGCTTCTGGGGCAACTACTGGAAACACCACAATAACCTCACCAGACGGTGAGCAGACTTTAGAGGTTACAGATACTATTGCTCAACTCTATTCCAATGGAGGTGCTAATAACGCTTTTGCAGGCGCTTACGCTATTGATGGGCAAGTAGCAATGGAGGGCGGTAATGACTTAGGAGACGGTAATACAGTAATAAACGCAACGCAATTACTAAATCAACACACAGATTTAATAAATTTAGATGCCCCGGCAGTAAGGTTAACACAGGAAACAGCTTCAAGGGTTGCAATACTTGACGCTTCAAAGGATATTGTAGGGGCAGATACCGCAACTTACCCCAGCCTTACAGAGTTTAGTTACGGTAAAGGGGTAACATCTCCTATTCAAACTCAATTAAATGCTAAGTATAGAAGTGAGACATTTTTCACAACATCAAATCAGTCAGTAGCAGATGGTGGTGTTTATATCTTTGGTCAAACGGGAGCGCCAGTAAACACCGCAGCGAGTGCTTCAAAAGTTCCTGTACTTGCGGGTACTGTTGTGGCCGTAACTACTGAAGTTTTTTCAGCTTCAACGATTGGAAGTACTGAGGGAGGGACTTTGAAATTATGGTACAATGACGGGGCAGCGAGTTTAACCCTTGCAACTGATTTTCAAGTGAGCGCAAACCGTTCATTTTTTAGAGCATTCACAGGACTATCAACTGCAATAAATGACGGTAACTGTTACATTGAATATACAGCGCCAACACTTGCAACAAACCCTACGGCTATTCGTTGGATGGTAACCGTTTACATTAGATAATATGGAGAGAATAATCACATACAAAAAACAGGGTAACGGTCAGGATTCATGGGTTATCCAATACGTAGAAAACGGGCAAGAGGTTAAATGCCGTGAGGTTGTTTATGAAGATCCTAATTTACCCGCTAAAAAATTAAAGATTGATAACATAGATATTGATTCTATGACGGCTGACGATTTGCAGAAACTTGCTCAGAAACTCAAACCGCTACTGAAATGACAAAAGATCAGGAACAACTTTTAAAAAATATTATATGACCGAACCTTTAACACTTGGCTGGTTATTAACAATTTTGCTCGGGGTGCTTGCATTTGTTGGCGCTCTAGGAGTTAAAGCCTTAATTCAAATGAGTAAAGATTTAACCGAGATTAAAACTGAAGTCAAATTACTCGTTTCTAAACACGACGAGCACGATAGAAGAATCGAGAAAATTGAAAAACTTTTAGCCGAAGAAATATGACGGAAAGAATAAAATGTACAGCGAACTTTTACCAAGACGAATTCGTTTATCCTGGAGGAGATTTTAATTTAATGGATTCAAAGATTATTCTGGTTGCTCAGTGGATCAGAGAGCAACTCGGTAAATCAGTTACCATAAACAACTACGCAACCGGAGGCAAATACAAAGAATCTGGACT